GGAAAGTCGCAGTAAACGATGGGTTTGAACTCATGATCTGGCAAAGTCGTTCCGGGCTTGAATCGAGACACGCCTATCTCCCGTTCGCCTGATCTATGTGCCGCGCCTTAGCGCAATGCGGGACGCCGTGCTTGCTGATCGCTGTGGCGGGCTCGGGGCAGAACTTGCAGGTTCCGTAGTTGATCGACACGGCCTCATCCAGCCAGCCCTTGCGATTTAGCCACGTGGTCGGATGCGGGATGAACTTACCGCCTTCGCGCTGCCACTGTTCGCAGCTTTGTTGCTTGATGGCGGCGGCAACGATGGCATCCACAAGGGCAGCATCGGGGGCGATCTTTAGCCAAGCCTTCTCCGCCGTGCCCTTACCAACCTTGCGCGGGTATGCAATCCAGAACTCCGCAAACCCTTCCGGTGCTTTGGGTAGCACCTTGCGCTTCTCCCGCATCTGCTCGCGCATGTAGTCGCGCCGCTCTTCGGCTGACCTTATGGCGCGGTAGTGGGCATGGTTCACAATCTGCCAGCCCCAATCGCGATGTTCACTGATGCGTTTCAACCTAGCCCCACCCTCGGCATCATTGCGGCTATGTGGGTCAGGTTTCTCAAGTACCGCGATGCCCTTGGCGATAATCTCAAGAGGCACGGTGCTGATGCGGGCGATGACTTCAGCGGTCATGTCCACGACGCCCAGCCGGTCAGCCAGGATTAGGAATTGCTGAAACGTCACCAGCGCCTCCCAGGGGCCAACGGTGGCGAGGGAGCCGTGGTACATGCTGCTGAATACCTTGGCGTACACGAATCGGAGTATCGCATAGTCCTGCAACAGTAGCAACAAGACATTAGGTTAGCAATGTTAGCGTGCGTATGCAATGTTAGCCGTGTTAGCCTATCAGATCAGAGGCAGAGCAGATCAGAAGAACTAAACCCCTTGTGCGCCTACGCGCACGGCGTTTGCAAAGCGCCTTTAGATGGCGCAATATCCGCCCATGCCAAGCGGCCTGCCGAACTCTCGCACGACCTCCTCCCGTAATCGAGACGTAACGGTCCCAATGCCGCGAGGCTACAGTTAAATGGCAGCTCGCTCACTTCACCCACGGCACCAGGATGAGGTGCGACAGAAGATTCAAGCGAGTCAGCTTGTGAATAGGCTTACAGATCACGCCTTTAATAAAGTTGAAATGTCGTCAACTCAGGTAAAGGCCGCTGAGATCCTGTTGAAGAAATCAATTCCTGATTTGTCTCAGGTCCAAGGCACTGGCGATGATGGTGAGCTTGAGATGAATATCCGATGGCTCGGGAAATCGTAATCCCCTATGCGCCAAGAGACGCATTCCTCCCCTTCCATGAGAGAAACAAGCGATGGTCTTGTCTTGTGGCTCATCGCAGAGCAGGCAAGACAGTTGCGAAAATTAATGATCTCATCCGAGGGGCGATGCTCTGCACTTTGCCGAGACCTCGTTTCGCTTACATCGCTCCGTTTCGAGATCAAGCCAAGCGTGTTGCTTGGGACTACCTCAAACACTACAGCCGCCCCTTATGGAGCGGTGGACCGAATGAGTCCGAGCTGAGTTGCACTCTTCTGGGGGATCGCAAAGTATCCCTCTTCGGTGCCGATAACGCGGATTCATTGCGCGGGATCTACCTTGACGGTGCGGACCTCGATGAGTTCGGAGACTTCAAGCCCGGGGTCTGGGGTAACGTCATCCGGCCTGCCTTGGCAGACCGTAAGGGCTGGGCCTCGTTCGGTGGCACGCCGAAGGGCCGTAACGAGTTCTGGTCGATCCGTGAGATAGCGCGCCAGAATCCCAAGGATTGGTTCCTGCTCGAGCTACGGGCTTCGGAGTCAGGCATTCTCGATGCGGAGGAATTAGATGCAGCGCGCAAACAACTTACGCCCGATCAATACGCGCAGGAGTTCGAATGCGACTTCTCCGCTGCCCTCGCTGGAGCGTATTTCGGGCGGGAGATGGTACTTGCTGAGCGGGAGGGGAGGATCGGAGCCGTTGATGTTGACGATGCTATCCCGGTCCATACAGCTTGGGACATTGGGTATCGAGATGACACAGCGATATGGTTCTACCAAGTAGTCCGCAATGAAATCCACGTCATCGACTACCACGCCTCTTCAGGCCAGACCATCGAGTTCTATACGAAGCTGGTCAGTGAGAAGCCATATCGTTATGGAGTGCACTGGCTACCTCACGACGCGAGGGCGAAAACTCTCGCCTCCGGTGGCAAGTCCGTCATTGAGCAGCTTGGAAGCGGTCTTGACTGGAAGAAACTGGCTATCGTGCCTAACCTCGATGTCACCGACGGTATCCAAGCCGCCCGCCGTGCGATCTCCCAGACCTGGTTCGACGAGAAGAAGTGCTACGAAGGTCTTGAAGCCCTGAGGCAGTACCAGCGCGAGTATGACGAGGAGAAGAAGTCGTTCAGGGAGAAGCCAAGGCATGATTGGACAAGTCACCCTGCTGATGCTTTCCGAATGCTTGCCGTGGCATGGCAGGCGGAGCCAGAGACTAAGCCCAAGCCTGAGGAAGCCCGCTACATAGGCGTCCCGCACAACACCGCGACTTTGGATGACCTGTGGAAGCTCACGCCCCAGGCTTCGAGGCGGATATGAGAGCGCACATGCTCCTTACCTCTTCCTCGAACAACCGGACGCCGGATGAGCCCTGGACGCCCAAGAGACAGGGGGCGCATTGGTACAACGTGTCCACAGACTTCGCGCACCGCTCGCTTGGCCGTGGGCCTGGCTCGTGCCTTGTGATCGGTTCCCCGTTGTTTGAAGCCTCAGAACTAGCCGATGACGGCTGGGACGTGACATACCTCGATGTTCGTACCCCGCCGGCCTTGGACTCGCGCCTTGCCTTTGTCCGGCACGATGCAAGGCAGATGCCCTTCGCCTCAGAGTCATTCGATGCCGTGTCCACCGCCTGCGTTCTATGCCACGCCGGGATGGAAAGGTACGGGGATGCGAGGGATGACGAGGCCGACCAGATGATCCTGAACGAGATAGCCAGAGTCCTTAAGCCAGGAGGCGCGGCTGCGGTGACCTTCGGCCCCGTGATAGACGCCCCGATGATGCTCAGGCTAGGGGACTGTCAGCGCATCTACACGCTGCCCGAGGCCCAGGCTATGGCTACGAGGGCTGGGCTTACCGTGGGTGCCTGCGAGGTGCTGGATGGTGAAACGGGTCGTATGGGTGTTCAGCGCCCACGAGATGCGTTCAGGCCGAACGCGGATGGCAGTTTCACGCTCGGCAATCTTGACTACCTTTCGATGCTGTTGAGGAGAACTAAATGAGATCAACGAATGTAGGAAGTTACAAGAACTTGACTGGCTCGGGGCTGGTCTCCCTGAACCGATGTTTTCTGATGGGCTTTTACGTGAATAGCACCACGTCAGGAACGATTGCCTTTACAGATGGGGGTGCTGGCGGCACGGTTGTCAGCGGCACGATTACCCCGGCTATAGGCTGGCATTCTTTTCCCTGTGCGTTCCCGACGAACTGTTACGCCACTATCGGCGCAACGCTCAATGTGACGCTTTTCTTTCAGCCTGGATCAACCGCCTAAGTGGCTAAGAAGCCCACAAAGGCTGTGAGTGCCGAGGCTTCAAAGCTTCAGGGCTATCTTGACGCCATTGCAAAGTACGAGCGCGAGTTCAAGAAGTGGGAGGAAAGGTCTACCAAGATCATCAAGCGGTATCGGGACGAAGGTCGGTCTAACACCGCAGACACGAACGCGGCCAAGTTCAATATCCTCTGGTCGAACGTCCAAACCCTTGTGCCTGCCTGCTTTGCGAGGATCCCGCAGCCCGATGTAAGCCGCAGGTTCAGGGACCAAGACCCGGTAGGACGTGTGGGGGCGTTGATCCTAGAGCGGGGTTTGGAGTTCGAGACCCAGCACTATCCCGACTATCGGGACACGATGACGCAGATCGTGCATGACCGATTCCTAGGCGGTCGTGGGACGGCCTGGGTTCGTTACGAGCCGCATTTCAAGCCCGGAGTCGCTCCTGAAGAAATACAGATAACGGAGGACGTTGATGCTGAAGAGCCCGAAGAGCAACTGGACTACGAGTGCGCTCCGGTTGATTACGTGCATTGGAAGGACTTCGGACACTCGGTAGCGAGGACGTGGGAGGAAGTCACCCTTGTCTGGCGCAAGGTCTACATGAGCGAGTCTGCGGTTACTGAACGCTTTGGTGAGGAGATTGCGAAGAAAATCCCCTATGACTCAACCCCTGAGGACTTGAAGCGGGCGGATAGAAACGCGCAGTCCGATGTGAAGCAGCAGGCCTGTGTGTTTGAGTTGTGGGACAAGGAAGAAGGCTGTGCGGTTTGGTTCTCTAAGTCCATGAAGGAGTTTCTGGACGAAAAGCCCGACCCGCTCAAGTTGCAACAGTTCTTTCCGTGTCCAAAGCCTTTGTACGCAACGCTTACGAACGAGCAGCTAGTCCCCGTGCCCGACTTCACGCTGTATCAGGATCAGGCAAGGACGTTGGATACCTTGGCCGATAGGGCTTCGGGCTTGGTGAACATGCTCCAGCTTAAGGGCGTGTACGACGCCTCTGCCGATGCTTCGCTCTCACGTCTTTTCACCGAGGGCAATAACGGCAACCTGATGCCGGTGAAGAATTGGGCCGCGTTTGCGGAGAAGTCAGGGCTTAAGGGCCAGATTGACATCGTAGACCTGACCCCGATAGCGAAGGCTTTGGAGGCTGTGTACCTGGCCGCAGAGCAACAGAAGCAGCAGGTCTACGAGATCATGGGTATCTCGGACATTGTGCGTGGTTCGAGCGATCCGAATGAAACCTTGGGCGCTCAGGAGCTTAAAGGCCAGTACGCGAGCATGAGACTTAAATCGATGCAGGCCGATGTAAGCCGGTTTGCAACAGACGTGCTTCAGATCAAAGCACAGGTCATGTGCTCGAAGTTCAACCCCAAGACGTTCATAGCCATAAGTGCGGCTGAACAGCTGTCCCCACAAGACCAACAGGCTGTTCCCCAGGCCTTGGCCCTCCTGATAGGCCCGGAGAGGCTTCAAGACCCTGCGGCTGAGAGTCCTAATCCGCTTAGATCATTCCGAATCGAGGTCAACGCGGACTCGATGATCCAGATGAACGAGGCGGCGGAGAAGAGGGATCGGATGGAATTCCTTACCGCTAATGGCGGGTTCATGGAGAAGGCGCAGCAGATGGTGGCGGGGGCCGGTGCTGCGGCTCCGATCATCGTGCCCCTGGTGATGGAAATGTGGAAGTTCGGGGTTACGGGCTTCAAGGTAGGAAAGACGATTGAGGGACAGTTCGATGAGGCCATAGACAAGCTTAAGGAAATGGCTAAGCAGCCCCAACAGCAACAGCAAGACCCGAAGATGATCGAACAGCAAAGGAAGGCTGCGGAGGCCGAGCACCAAGCCATGATGGCGCAGCAGCAGCAGCAGCATGATCAGGCCGTTGCCCAAAGGCAGGCGGCGCATGAGGAGGAGATCGCACGGCGCGAGGACGCCCATCAGCAAGCCCAGGCCGCAGCCGCAGCCAAGCTAGAGGAGGCCAAGCAGTTTAAGGAAGATGACTTCAACCGCTGGAAGGTCATCAAGGACAATGAAACGAAGATCGAAGTAGCGGAGATTTCCGCCGGCGCTGTGCTCGACAAGGCCGAAATAGACGCTGCCAATGCTGCGGTGGAGGGTGGGACGCCGGCAGAAGGCGGCGCTAAGCCCAAGGCTCGAGGAAAGTCGCCCCTGAAGGCTCTCAGGGAGCAGCAGGCTAAGCACCAGGAGGCCATACAGGGCTCGGTACAGCAAATGGCAGATGCCCACGCCAAGCTTGCCGACACGGTCTCACAGCACGTCCAGAACGCAGCCATGGACGCCCAAAGCCCTGTTGTTGGCAGGCGGGGTCCGGATGGAAGGATAGCCACGGTGCAAAGGGGCGGGAGGACCGCAAGAGTGGTCAGGGGGCCGGATGGTGTTTCTATCGTCCCCGAGACAATCCAATGACTCTAGGACTCTGATGTGGCTGGCAACTTCTTCGGGGGCAAATTCTTCGGCGGCGGCTTCTTCGGCGCTGTTGGGGATACCCATGACGGGTTCGATGATGAAGAGGTCCGAAAACACGTCAAGGAACGGGTTCGGGAGGAAGAGAAGGCATTCCGCTCCAAGCGAGACCGACTTAGAAACCTTATCGAGCGAGCCTTCGAGCCTGAACCTGGGCCGGTTGCCGAAGAGATCAAGGCCGCAGCCGCGCCCTATGTTGAACGCATGGAGAGCGGGGCTCAGCGGATTGACTATCAGGCCTTGGAGCGAAACAAGGCGGTCATGGATGGACTGCTTGCCTACCAGGGCGCTTTGCGAAGTGAGTTCAAGGCTCGGATGGAGCTTGCGAATGATGACGAGGACGTGATGATCCTTACCGCGTTATGGAACTGACATGCTCGGATGGAAAGCTTTTGGCGCTGGACTCGCGGGCCCGGTGGCCCTTGCAATCTGCAAGGACACGGCAACGGCGCTTAGCGCGGCTGGCACAACGCAAGGCACTGCAACGGAGCTTACAGCGGCTGATAGCGAGATCACAACAGTTGCAGCAGGAGCGGGCGTGGTTCTTAGCTCAAAACTTGCTTCAGGCGACAGCCAGACAGTTTTCAACGCTGGAGCGAATGCAGTGAAAGTCTACCCGCCCGTGGGCTTTCAGATCAACGCTTTGGCGACTAACGCGTCTATGACGTTGGGAGTGAATACGGGGATTCTTTTCAAGTGCATATCGGCTACGAGAGTTTTCGGAGTTCTCAGTGCGTAGCTGGATATACATCGACGGGAAGGCTTACGAAAAAGGGGTAGACCCTCTGCCCGAGCGCGTGCAGATCATGCCGGAGATCGAGCCTTACCGGAGCATGGTGACTGGAGAGCTAATTACCTCCCGCGCCAAGCACAGAGAGCATTTGAAGAGGCATGGCATGGTTGAGGTCGGAAACGACTCCAGCCTCACCAAGCCGCGAGGCATACCTGACGCTGCCCCACAGCAGCGCAAGGAGTTGTTGGTAGCACAGGTAAACGCGATGACGAACCAACAGTTCGAGGCCGCGAGGATGAAGGATTTGAACGACCTACGCTGGAAAACGAGGCTGGATTAATTTCTGGCCGCACACCAAGGAGCATCAAATGGCACTTGCACGAAACATCATGAAAGGCGGCTGGTCCGCTGGCAACGCGAAGGCTGTAAACGGCCAAGTCGCAACTGCCCTGACAGCAACGGGCACGACCTTAGCGACGGCGCTCGCATTGCAGGCCGATACGAACGTGCTGGGCACCGCTGCGGCCTCGACCGGCGTATCGCTGCCCTCGGCTGAGATCGGGGATTCCTGCGAGGTCTATAACGGCGGGGCTAATTCCGTCACCGTGTACCCGGATGCAACGGCGAATCAGATCAACGCGCTAACCGCTGGGGCAGGATTTCTGCTCGGCGTGAACACGAGTTGCTACTGCCGCAAGATCACGAGCACGCGTTGGATCGCGTACCTCTCGGCGTAATCATTTAATACAACTGGAGCCACCTACATGGCATCGTCCCTGAGAGAAGCCCTAGAGTCCGCCGTCAGTTCCCAAGAGGCGAAGGAGAGCGAAATTGTCGCTGCCCCTGAAATTGCTGCTGAACCTGTTGCAGCGGTTGAAGCTGTACAGCCCGAGCCCATTGGAGAGACTGCCGAAGCAAAGGCCGACCGACTCAGAGACGAAAAAGGACGATTCGCAGAGGGTAAGGCGCAGGCCGAAGTCAAACTACCTGCGCAAGCGGCGGTAGTACCTGCGGTAGTCAAGCTTCCAAAGCCGGACTCATGGAAGAAGGACAAGCAGGCCGATTGGGACGCTCTTAGTCCCAGCCAGCAGGCTTACGTCAAGGAGCGTGAGGATCAGTATTTCAAGGGTATCTCGACCTATCAGCAGGAGTGGAAGGGCGCTAAGCCTTTGCTCGATGCAGTAGCGCCTTTCCTTCCTGAGCTTCAGAAGCACAACATCACCCCGGAGTCGTGGATCACGAACCTGGGGAGGGCTCACCACACCCTCGCGACTGGTGATGGACAGTCAAAGCTTCAGATGTTCGCAAAGTTAGCGCAGGACTACGGGGTTCCTTTACAGGCGCTCTATGACCCTAACTTTGCGCAACAGTTTGTTTCCCAGCAACTCCAGCAGCCGCAACAACCTGCACCACAGCAGGCCGATGTTGCGACGCTCGTAAGACAGGAATTAAGCGCAGCGAGAACGCAGGACGCGATAGAACAGTTCGAAGCAGCAAGGGACGCGGCGGGACAGCCGACGTATCCGCATTTCCAGACGGTTAAGGCTGACATGGCTCTTCTTCTAGACGCCGGTAAAGCTCAAGACCTCAAAAGCGCCTACAGCATGGCTTTACGCTTGCACGACGATCTCTGGCAGGAACAACAATCCGCCCAGAGTAAGGCTCAGGAAGCCGCTCGTCTCGAAGCAAGCCGTAAGGCTGTTGCAGTGGCGAAAGGTAGCGCAGTCAGCGTGAAGTCGGCAACACCGGCCTCCGCAGGCGCGGCACCGAAAAAAGGTATCCGCTCGCAACTTGAAGATGCTTACGACCAGGTTGCCGCCGGACGAGTCTAACCACGATTTAGGAGAACTCCATGGCTTTTGCCAACAGTTCATATTCCGACATCATCACCACGACGATTGAAAGTCGTACGGGTGAGTTGCAGGATAACTGGACAAACAACAACGCGCTGCTCCGCAAACTGCGCGCCAAAGGAAATGTAAAGACGTTTTCAGGCGGCTCACTGATCATGCAGGAGATCGGCTACATCGATCCGACCATGATTAACGCCAACTCGTACAGCGGGTACGAGGTCATCAACATCGCGCCCAACAGCCCGATCTCTTCAGCGCAATTCGGCATCAAGCAATACGCCGGTGCGGTTTCGATGTCGGGTCTGGAGATGCTGCAAAACTCAGGGAAAGCGGCGTTTATCGACCTGATGGAAAGCCGGATGCAGATCGGTGAAGGCCAACTGATGAACCGGATGGACTACGACATGTACCTTGACGGTACGGGTAATGCGTCGAAGAACATCACGGGTCTTGCTTTGGCTATCCCGGATGATCCGAC